TTTGATATTAAGACTGTGCTTACACCACAACAAATACAAGCCGCTGAAAATGATAGTCTTGATTTAGACGAAATTGATCAAGAAATGTATAATAACATGACCAAAGATCCAATGCAAATTAAAAAAGATATCCAAGATGAAATTGAAGAATTTTTAGATCATGCATTGGGTGCAGATGAAGTTCCAGTTGATGATGTATTTTATGATTTTGGAGATTATCGTGCAGAAGTTATACTTTTTGGAGATGAAGCAACTAAAAAGGCTTACTTTGGAGTAAGAGGTATCGATGACGAAGATGATGTCGAAGAATTTATTATGGCTTGTAGACAGGCTTTAGCAGATCTTGGAAGAATAATCAAAAATGATGAACTTGCTGATATGCAGGATCAAGCTCGTAAGCAGTATGAGTCTAAAGAAGACGATGATGCTTTTAAACAAAGAATGTTAGAATTAGCGGGGTTATAATCATGGGAATGTGTACACTCAAATGTAAGTATTGTGACGATATGCTAGGACAACCAACAACAGATTGCAAGTATGATAGTATGGATCACAAAGGCGATAACTGGGTAATGGTTGACTTAGACAAAGATGGCATGCCAGATATTGCTATGAAAGAAGAAGATGATTTCAAAGAACGTATGTTGACACTAGCAGGATTGCAATAAAAATTACAAATAATTAAAAAAAACTGCTCTTTTGAGCAGTTTTTTCTTGACCATTGTATCTGAGTTTGTTATTATAAGGTATATGCCTAAAAACAACTCCAGAAAAAAATATTCAAAAAAATGGTTGACAAACGCAAGTTTGATAAATACAATAGTTAGCAGTACATCAGGAAGGTGTACACAAATGCTATCAAGGCATATAAAACAACTTAAACTAGGCTAAACATGAAAGGCAACTAAAATGGCATCATTAGCAGAAATTCGTGCAAAATTACAAGCACAAGAAACAGCCAGAACTGGCAACAACTCAAATGGCGGAGATAACGCCATATATCCGCACTGGAACATTCAAGAAGGCGAAACATCTACAATTCGCTTCCTTCCAGATGCAAATCCTAACAATACATTCTTTTGGGTAGAACGAGCAATGATTCGTTTGCCGTTCCAAGGTATTGCAGACCAATCAGATTCAAAGACAGTAATGGTACAAGTACCATGCATGGAAATGTGGGAGCCAACTGGTTCTTGCCCAATCCTTGCTGAAGTACGTCCATGGTTTAAAGATTCAAGTCTTGAAGATATGGGTCGTAAGTACTGGAAGAAAAAGTCTTACTTGTTCCAAGGCTTTGTTCGTGATAATCCACTTGATGAAGAGTCACCAGCAAATCCAATTCGTAGATTTATTATGGGACCACAACTCTTTAATATTATTAAGGCAAGTTTGATGGATCCAGATATGGAAGAGCTACCAACTGATTATAATCAAGGACTAGACTTCCGTGTAGTTAAGACTTCAAAAGGTGGTTATGCGGATTATAGTACAAGTAATTGGGCTCGTAAAGAATCTGCACTCACTGAAGATGAACAAGCGGCAGTTGATAAGAATGGCTTGTTTGATCTAAATGACTTCTTGCCAAAGAAACCTTCCGAAACTGAACTCTCAATCATTAAACAAATGTTTGAAGATAGTGTTGACGGCAAGCCATATGATACTGCAAAGTACGGTAACTATTATCGTCCTGCAGGCGTATCGGCACCTAGTGGATCTAATTCGGCTCCAACTCCACAAGCAAAGCCAACAGAAGTTGATTCGTCTCCTGCTCCTGTGGCAACGCCTGAAGAGATGGGAGCAACACCTGCTCCGGCACCGGCTGAAAAGCCTGCCCCGGTTGCAGTTGAAAAACCTGCAGGAACAGGCCAACGTGCCGAAGATATTCTTGCAATGATCCGCTCACGTCAAAGCAACTAAACTGAACAGTAGGGGGAGTTTGGCTTCCCCTACTTTTTAATTATTGGAGAAACACATGGCAAGACCATTTGACATAAGTAAATTTAGAAAAGATATAACAAAAAGTATTGACGGTTTGTCGATAGGCTTCAATGATCCAACAGATTGGATTAGTACAGGTAACTATGCACTTAATTATCTAGTAAGTGGTGATTTTCATAAAGGCATTCCTTTGGGTAAAGTCACAGTATTTGCTGGTGAATCTGGTGCTGGTAAAAGTTATATCGCCAGCGGTAATATTATCAAAGCCGCACAAGATCAAGGTATTTTTGTAGTGTTAATTGACAGTGAAAATGCACTTGACGAAGGTTGGCTACAAGCATTAAATGTTGACACAAGTGAAGAAAAACTTCTTAAACTCAACATGGCAATGCTAGATGACGTAGCAAAAACAATCAGTACCTTTATGAAAGATTATAAAGCAATGCCAGACGAAGATCGTCCTAAGGTATTGTTTGTAATTGATAGTTTAGGTATGATGATGACACCAACAGAGCTTAATCAATTTGATAGTGGTGATATGAAAGGTGACATGGGTCGTAAGGCTAAGGCACTAAAAGCACTAGTAACAAATTGTGTTAATATGTTTGGTAGTTATAATGTAGGATTGGTAGCAACTAACCATACATATCAATCACAAGATATGTTTGATCCTGATGATAAGATATCAGGTGGGCAAGGTTTTATATATGCAAGTAGTATTGTAGTTGCTATGAAAAAACTAAAACTAAAAACTGATGCTGACGGTGTTAAAACATCACAAGTACATGGTATTCGTGCCGCTTGTAAGGTGATGAAAACACGTTATGCAAAGCCGTTTGAAGGTGTACAGGTTGAGATTCCATATGAAACAGGAATGAATCCATATAGTGGACTTGTTGATATTTTTGAAAAAGCCGGTCTACTTAAGAAAACTGGAAATAGACTTGAATACACAAGTAAACGTACAGGCGAAGTAATTGTTGAGTTTCGTAAAAATTGGGTAGGTGAAAAACTTGATACAGTAATGGAAGATATTGCACTTGCAGGAACTGAGCTTGAAAGCACTGAAGAAACACAACCAGAAACACAACCAGAGGAATAATCATGGAAGATATGTTTGCTGATTTTTGGAACGTAGTTAGAGAGTATGTTCCAGCCAAGGATAGGCAATCTGCGGCAGATCATATAGTAAGTGTACTTGTTGATGCAGGTGCAGATGATACTATATTATATGCTCTTCGTGACTGTGACAAGTATATGCAAGAAGCAGTTACTGAAGAACTTGGTGAGTCTGACGATTATGATATTGACGAAGATGAAGACAACTACGGATGGGATGACTAAATGAGTTGGTATGGCAAGGTCACCAACGATCTTTCGAATCTCCCGCCATTTGTTGAACACTACGAACAACAATTGGCTGAAGCAAAGAAAGAGTCAAGTATCAATGGCAACGTTGAACGAAATCTTAGAGATCTTCCTGGTATTACAGAGCATCGTTTCAATCAATTACAAGAAATTGAGGCGGTGCTTAACTATTTAAATTTTTCACTAAGAAAAATACGACGTAAACATTTTCAGAAATATTTAGAAGGTTATCAACGTGCATTATCAAGTCGTGATGCAGAAAAGTATGTTGATGGCGAAGATGAAGTTATTGACTTCGAAACATTAGTAAATGAAGTTGCACTGCTTCGCAATCGATACTTGGGTATAATGAAAGGTTTAGAAGCAAAGCAATGGCAACTAGGACATATTGTAAAACTAAGAACTGCCGGCATGGAAGATGTTACACTCTAATTTACAAAAACGAACAGTAAAATTAATAAACGAATATAATAAATTTAACAGTGATTTTAACAATCATATTGACAGATTTGAAAGTTGTTCAGACATAAAAAAGCAAAAATTTATAGTAGATCAATTATTTCAAGATTTGCAACAAAACTATATGCAGATTAATCACAAACAACTTAATGATAAGTTAAACAATGCAACCTTAAAATTAGAAGGAGTGCATATGTCGTTCCTTCAAGGAATGTTAAACAATGGATTTTTTACAGAACAACGATAGTGCAAGTCATTCACATAGTTTAAGTATGCTATGGGGATTAAGTGTATTTGGCGAATTTATGGAAAGTATAGATACTGTACTTGATGTTGGTTGCGGAGATGGTCATGATGCTTTATGGTGGGCAAATGCTGATGATGGCGCAGACGAACCACAACCTTTGAATATTAAAGTTACTGCTTTAGATATAGAAGATAAAGTTAATCCTGAATATGAAATACCAAGTAACTTAAAATTTAAGTTTGATGATTGGAACAAAGTTAAATTCAAAGAACAATTTGATGTAGTATGGACACACAACACTTTACATACAACACAGGATCCATTAAAATTTTTACATAAAATGAATGAATTTACTGCTGAAGGTGGTATGTTAGCATTAAGTTTTCCAACAACATCAAACATGTTTTATGGAGACCCTGACTATAGAATATATCAAGAAGCACCACATAGTATTACTATGATACACTTGATTTATATGCTAGTCTTAAGTGGATATAATTGCAATGATGGATTTTTTACCAAACAACCTGGTACTAATATTATTAGTGCTATAGTATATAAAGACACAGATAAAGTATACAAGCATGGTGAACGTCCACTTGCAGAATACAATGATTTACTTCCTGACACCTGTCAAGAACAATTGAAAAAATATAATTACCTTACAAATAAAGGTTTATTGTTAAGGTGGTTAGATTACCAAACACTAGATTATAGTAGTTTCTAACCAACTCATCTTTCCTTAAAAATAGCCCTGCTTTAGATAACTACTATTGATATGACAAAAATAGTTTTAGTTACAGGCGGGTTTGATCCCTTACATTCTGGACACATTGAATATTTTAATTCAGCAAAAAAACTTGGCAACGAGTTGGTTGTTGGGCTGAATTCTGACGAGTGGCTTATCCGTAAAAAAGGCAAACCATTTTTACCATTTGAAGAAAGACTCCAAATTATTCAAAATTTAAGAATGGTAGATGCAGTAGTTTCATTTGACGATTCTGATGGAAGTAGTTGTGGTGCAATTTTTAAATTATTATGCACATCAGCACATAACAAAAAAATTATTTTTGCTAATGGAGGAGATCGTACTGCTGAAGACATACCAGAATTACAAGTTTATGAAAACCACGGTCAAGTAGAATTTGTATTTGGTGTTGGTGGTAATGAAAAGAAAAATAGTAGTAGTTGGATACTTGCAAAATGGCCTGGTGAAATTATTGAAAGACCATGGGGTTGGTACAGGGTAATTGATCAAGGTCCTGGATATAAAGTAAAAGAACTAGAAATATATCCAGGAGGCAAATTAAGTATGCAACGTCATAAACATCGAGCTGAAAGATGGAATGTAGTACAAGGATCTTGTGTAATAAAAAATCCAAAATGGAAAATACAGTTGGATGAACATTGCACACCTTATACAGTTGATAAAATGCAGTGGCATCAGCCCTGCAACGAAACATCATCAAGTTGTAAAGTAATAGAAGTACAAATTGGTGCAGTATGTGACGAAGCAGATATTGAACGCCATGTCTAGTATAAAAACAAAAAGATGTAAACACGGTATTTTTAGTTTTTCTCAAAACGATATGTTTATAGGAAAAAGTTTAGATATATACGGCGAATACTGCGAAAATGAATTCTTGATTATGGATTTATTGATCCAACCAAACTTTGTTGTACTTGATATTGGTTCTAACTTAGGATTACATACCGTATGGTTTAGTAAACATGCATTTACTGGCAAAGTACACAGTTTTGAACCCAATGAATTTAACCGGCAATTATTGCACTTAAATATTAATCAAAATAGATGTAAAAATGTCCAAGTATATGCCAATGCAGTAAGTAACAGACTGGGCACTAGTTTTTTAAGTTGTTTTGATCCTTCAGAGCCAGGTAACTACGGAGAATGCAGTTTGACTGAAGGAAATCCATCAGCAAATTATACCGCAGTACCAACAGTACCAATTGATAAACTGCCTTTTGACAAGGTTGATTTTATGAAAATTGATGTTGAAGGTTATGAACCTCAAGTTTTAAAAGGTGCTGAAAAAACTATTGCAAAGCACAGACCAAGTATGTTAATTGAAGTAAACAATAGCCAATCACATATTGAAAAGATTTGGGAACAATTAAATCCAAGACACTTTTTGTTGTGGTGGTTACCAGTTCGCAATTACAATCCATACAACTATTTTGGTAATCCAGTCAACATATTTGCTAATAGTGGTGTTGTAAATGTATTAGCATGTCCTCGTGAAAAAGCACCTATATCAGAAATTGACAAGATACTTGAGCCTGTTGAAGGTTTTGACGATAATCATACAAAAATGTATCAAAGAGTATTAAATAGGATGAAAAGGCCTTGACTTTACTATAAAATATGTGTATAATAAGGAGTATATAGAAGGAGTACTAATTATGAAGCACAGATATATTGTAAACTTTTCCACCTCTGAACATACTATTGAAAGAACTGTAGTAATGATGGCAAAAGACAAACGTGAAGTACAAGATACACTTGAAGAAGAATTTGCTGATTTTGATGAAAAATTGCACATAATTAGTATAAATGAAGATAAAAAACAAGAAAAATTTGTACTAGATTTCTAAAAAAAGTGAAACTTTTTTTTAAACCCTTGTTCTACAAGGGTTTTTTTATGGCCTAATAGGTTGACAAATGACTAGATAATGTTATTATTAGTTATAGTTAAAAACAAGGAGAGACTAATGCAAAAGCAAATTGATACACTTATTGAAGATATTGTTAAAGATTATGCCGGATGGCAGAAAAATTGTGCTATTGCAAGGAATTCTGATACTATTTCAAGCATTCAAAAAGACATGTATAAAAAATTTAAAGATAATATTACTTACAAAGTAGGTAGTAAGTATGTTAAAATTTATCAAAAAGGTGGAAGTGTTTGGGGTTTTGTTGTAATCTCAGACAAAGATAAGAAATTTAAAAAAGGTGATATTCTTAAAGCCGCTGGTTATAATTCACCAGCTCGTAATGCGGCACGTGGTAATATCATTGATGGTGGTTATTGCATTCAATGGACAGGACCACTTTACTTAAACTAGGAAATAATATGCTAGATAAAGCACTAAAATTTGCCACAGAAGCACATCAAGGTCAGGTTCGTAAGTATACACACGAGCCTTACATTGTGCATCCTGTTGAAGTTTCTAGCCTTGTTAAGAGACATGGCGGAAGTGAAGTACAACAAGTGGCGGCTTTACTACATGATGTAGTAGAAGATACTGATGTAACACTTGATCAAATTTCAATTAAATTTGGTACTCAAGTTGCAGATTTGGTGTATTGGCTAACTGATCAGAGCAAAATGGAAGATGGTAATCGTGCAGTTCGTAAAGCAATTGACAGAAAGCACACATTTTCTGCTCCACACGAAGCACAATTTATCAAGTTAGCAGATTTAATTAGTAATTCTATTAGTATTGCAGAACACGATAAAGGCTTTGCAAAAGTATTTTTAGCAGAAAAGCAATTAATACTAGATGGTATGCTTGATAGTGTTAAAGCAACTGATTTATTTAAAATAGCACAGATGCAAATTAAGAGGTTAACATGATACCAAATCCAAATGATAATGTAATACTTTACATAAGTTTATTAATAGGCACATTAATATGTGTTTCAATTCAACTCGCTTAACAAAGGAGAAGCAAATGAAAAATATTTTTGTTATATTGACAGTTTTATCACTTAGTGCATGTGGTACTGTTGCAGGCATGGGCGAAGATGTTACTACCGCCGCTAAATGGTCAGGCAAAAAAATTTCAAAAGTTTTAAAATAATAGGTTGACAGATCTAGTATACATGCTATTTTATAATAGTAAGTTAAAAAAACAGGAGTTTTAAATGGTTCAGATTTTTAGTGTTTACCAGATTGTTATTGACAAAGACCTTAGCGACCTTATTAACAAAGAAGGTTGGGATTGTCATGTAAAGGCATTAGCCTACAAAGAAGCAATGTTTGGTAAAGTTGCTATTGGTGTACAACATGATTGTTACACAAAGGTAGCAGAAGTTGTTGCTGATGACTTGAATCATGTATTTGAAGTTGGTAATATTGGTCCTGAAGATCGTATTACACGATTGGATAAGATGCATAGCATCAGTGTTGGAGATATTATTGTTGATGCAGAAGGTAATGCATCAGCAGTTGCTTCAGTTGGTTTTACTCCATTAGATTCATTTAAGGTGGCGGCATAATGGCTCATCCATCAGAAAGAATTAACACAAAAGATCATCCATTTGTTGGCGTAAAATGGCCAGTAATTGGAAGTAAGGGCGATGAATATACTGTTACAATGTACGATAGAGGATTTGATTGTAATTGTATAGCATATCGTAAATGTAAACATATAAAAGAAGTAGAGGACAGAATATGCGGTTCATCCTAGGCATAATTACTGGTGTTGTTATAATTACAGTAATGCCTGAAAATAGCATCGAGTTAACACAAGATATGATTAACCAAGCCGCACAATATGTGGTTGATGCAACCAAATAGAGGTTGACATAACTACTAAGGTGTAGTATTATAATAAAATAAGAAGTAAACAAAACGACGAAAAGAGGATCACAATGAGTTACGTTTTAGTTAAAGAAGGTTCTTACAGAAACCAAACTGTTAAGGATACTGTTTTTCCATTAGTCCAAGACCTTAAGGCTGGAAAAAATGGAATGTTTGTTACTGTAGATGGTAGCAAAGATTTTGGTTCAAGCAAAATTAGAGTAAAAGTTGATTCAACTGAACAACTTGAATATATGGGCGATAGTAATTCTACTGAGCCTGAGTCAGCAACTATTACAGAGGCTGATGAAAAACGTATGCTTGAAATAGAAGAAAGGTTTGACATACTTAACGAAATGTCTGTTGCATTGAAGAATGGTGATGTAAGGGCAATGATTGTTACTGGACCTCCGGGTGTTGGTAAAAGTTATGGTGTCGAAACTACACTTGAAGAACAAAGTGGCTTTGAAATGCTACAAGGAAAAACAAGGTATGAAGTTTGTAAAGGTGCAATGACTCCTATAGGACTTTATGCAAAGTTATATGAATACAGTCAAAGTGGTGACGTCATTGTATTTGATGATTGTGATAGTGTGTTGATGGATGATTTGAGTCTTAACATACTTAAAGCCGCACTTGACAGTGGTAAACGTAGACGTATTTACTGGAATGCAGATAGTGCTAAACTAAGAAGCGAAGGCATTCCTAATAGTTTTGACTTTAAAGGTAGTGTGTGCTTTGTTACTAACATTAAGTTTGATAATGTTAGAAGCAAGAAACTAAAAGATCATTTAGATGCACTTATGTCAAGATGTCACTATATTGACCTTACATTAGATACTGCTAGGGATTGTTTTCTAAGGATCAAGCAGATATCTAGGACTGGTGATTTGTTTGAAGGTTACAAGTTTGAAGAATCTGATCAAGAAGAAATACTTGACTTCATGTTTGAAAATCGTAAAAGGTTACGTGAGATGAGTTTAAGGATGGCACTTAAAGTTGCTGATCTAAAGAAACTATCTCCAACGAATTGGAAGAGTCTGGCTTCCAACACCTGCATGAGACGTGGGTGATAAGTGATCCTCCTCGATCCAGACATGAAGGGTGGGCTTTTTGGCCCCCCTTCTTTTTTTAAGGAATAATTATGCTTCAGCCTGATGATATTGAATACTGCTTAAAAGTAGCGGTTGGACTAATCTCTAGTCCAATTGCTCCCAAGTTTAAGAATAAGCCAATTAGTCTTGCTAACTATGACGTAAGTTTCATTAATAATGCAGTAAGAAGTATTAATAATGGTGATGGACTTAGCGATCGTCAAAGAGAACTAAGTATTAAACTTGTAAACAAGTATGTTCGTCAATACGGAAAAATAGGTATTGATGTAACTGCTATAGTTAAAACACCAGTATTCAGTAGTCCATTACGTCAAGTAAATCGTATTAGAATGTTATCGCTGGATGATAATAAAATAATTATTAGATTTCCTTATAATAAAACAATGATCAACGAATTTAAGTCCTTGGCAAAAAAGTTAAGAGCTATAAAAGCAGAATGGAATAAACAAACTAAACAATATGAAGTAGATTATAATGAATATAATCTTATGCAAGTTTATCGTTGGAGTTTGAAACATAAATTTGATCATAGTAAGGATTTAAAGTTGCTAGTCAAAGAATGTAAAAACGTTGAAGATAATAGACATAAATATGCTATACAGTTCGTAATCGAAAATAAATCAAGTTATCTTCGTAATGCTCCACACACATTACAAAAGTGGTGGGATTCAAATATGATAACTGAGTCGACACTTAGACAAATTCGTACTGCCGCAGATCAAAATATTGATGTGGTTAATAATAGTACAAAATTTAAACTATCAAATTTGTCAATTCGTATGCTACATAATAGAGGTGGCAATTTTTCATACGAAGATTGCACACTAATTGAACTAGTTAATGCGGCTAAAGAACTTGAACTAAACAAGGTTGCATTTATTATTGATGGAAGAAGTATTGCACCTGAACTTGAGCAAAATATTGTTAAAGCGATTGCAGAAATTGGCAAAGACAAATCAACAGTAATGTTAAAGTATCATCGAAACCTTACTGATGCAAAACGTAGGTTGCATTCTGATACAGAGTTTGCTATACTAGATAGTGCAAGTAGATTTAATCATCCAAAGTCTAATACAGAGAATTGGATACCAGACATTATAATTAGTACACAAGGATTTACTAAGTTTCGTAATGTACAATCAAAAGCAGTAGATAAGAATAAGCCATGGATTTGTTATTATACAAACTATAACTTTTCAATTGAGACCTAATGAAAACTGCAACACTAGTAGTGAAAGATGAAGTAAATGTTAAAATTGAAGGGCTTGATTTAGAAGCTCGTAAACGTCTTTCAAACAAATTTAAATATGAAGTTCCTTATGCACGATATTTGCCAGCAGTAAGACTTGGCAGGTGGGATGGCAAGGTTTCATACTTTCAACTTGGAGGTAGTACATTTATTAACTTACTTCCTGATATTATTCCTATGCTTGAAGAAATGAAATACGATGTCCAGCTCAATGACCATCGTGAATATAGAACTGACTTTGCACTAGATCCAGTTACTGCTGAAACATTTGCAGACAAAAAATGGCCAAAAGGTCATGTAGTTGCAGGCGAGCCAGTGATATTACGAGATTATCAAGTTGAGATTATTAATAACTTTATTAGCAATTCACAAAGTTTACAAGAAATTGCAACAGGTGCTGGTAAAACACTTATAACAGCCGCACTGAGCAATTTAGTTGAACCATATGGACGAAGTATTGTAATTGTTCCAAACAAAAGTCTAGTAACACAAACTGAAGAAGATTATGTTAATTTAGGATTGGACGTTGGTGTATACTATGGAGATAGAAAAGAGTTTGGTAAGCAACACACTATTTGTACCTGGCAAAGTTTGAATGTACTACTTAAAAATACTCGCAATGCAGAAGCACCAATTACAATAGGCGAGTTTCTTGAAGATGTAGTATGTGTTATTGTTGACGAAGTACATATGGCAAAAGCAGATGCACTTAAAACGTTACTAACAGGAGTAATGAGTCAAGTACCTATACGTTGGGGACTAACAGGCACAATACCAAAAGAGATGTTTGAATTTATGAGTTTATTGGTAAGTTTGGGGCCAGTAATTGGTCGTAAAAGTGCTAGTGAATTGCAAGACATGGGTATTTTGGCAAACTGTGAAGTAAATATAGTACAGTTAATTGACCATGGAGATTATAGTAACTATCAGAGCGAACTAAAGTACTTACTGACAAACGACAAACGTTTAGATTATCTAGCCAACTTGATTAGCACAATAGGAGAATCAGGAAATACAATGATCCTAGTTGACCGTGTTGAATCAGGTAAAGCACTAGTAAGAAGGCTAGGAGATCAAGCAGTCTTTATCAGTGGTGCAACTAAGGCTGGGGATAGAAAAGAACACTATGACGAAGTAGCAGATGTGGATAATAAAATTATTGTAGCAACATATGGTGTTGCCGCAGTTGGTATTAACATACCTCGAATATTTAATCTAGTACTACTAGAGCCAGGCAAAAGTTTTGTTCGGGTGATACAAAGTATTGGAAGGGGTATTCGTAAAGCAGAGGATAAAGATCATGTCCAAATTTGGGACATAACAAGCACTTGCAAGTATGCAAAAAGACACCTAACTAAAAGGAAACAATTTTACAAAGAAGCAAACTACCCGTTTGTAATACAAAAAACAGATTGGAATTAAAATGAACAACAAAAAACCAGTGGCAAAAGCATCTACGCCTGCTCGTCAGCCTGGCGAACTTATGTGGAATGCTGGATACTACTATATGGCTGATAACTTTACATATGAGTCTACAAAACCTATTGTACAGTGGATTATTGAAAAGAATTTAGCCCCAACACAAGAACGGCCAAAAGAACTTACTCTAATTATTAACAGTCCAGGCGGCAGTGTTCATGCGGCATTTGCACTCATTGACACAATGAAAGGTAGTGCTATACCAGTGAAAACAGTAGGCTTAGGATTGATTGCAAGTTGTGGCGTACTTACTTTTATGGCAGGTGCTAAAGGAAAACGTATTCTTACACCAAACACAAGTATTTTATCACATCAGTATAGTTGGGGTAGCAGTGGTAAAGAACATGAACTGTTTGCTCGTGTAAGAGAGTTTGAACTTAGCACAGAACGTATGTTAGCACACTACAAAAAATGCACAGGATTATCTGAAAAGAAAATCCGTGAAATACTTTTACCACCTGAAGATAAATGGTTAAGTGCAAAAGAAGCAGTAGAATATGGTATTGCTGATAAAATTAAAGAGGTATACTAATGCAGATTTTGACGCTCGAGAATAAAACCTTTGTAATGAATGATCTTCCTGATGAAGTTGATGATATGAGGTTTGCAGTATTAGATAATAGCAATCCAAAAGATCCTGACTATTTCTTTATACCTCTTATTTTCTTACAAAGTTTTAATGCTCCAGCCCTAGTATTAAAAATTGGAAATAATACTATAAGAATGCCACGTGATTGGATGATGCTTATTGGTGAGCCAGATCACGGAGACTTAGAAGTCATTCCTTTAACAAGTTTAAATGACAGAGGCTTTAATGCATTTTTATATAATCCACGCAGTGATTTTAGACCAGAGTTTGCACCAGTTGAAATAGTAGATGTATACCAAGAAGTAAAATGGTATTTTCCTAAGTTAAAACCAGGACATTTATTAGCAGTTCCCCTTGAAGAAGGTGAGAAGCCACGTTGTGCATACTTTGTGGAAGAAATCAGTAGAACATCGGAAATAGTTGACGTTGGTAAAGTTTGGTAGTTACATTACAAAAAATGACAACTTATGCTTTAGTCTTAGACTAAATGCTGGCGGTGAAGACGATTGGAATCTGATTCAACGTCCGTTAATTGAAAGTGTAATAACTTTTTTCTCGGACCGTAAAATGGTCAATGAAGGCGTAAATATAGACGTATACTGGGACAAGGACAACATTCGTTGGTACCGGATCAATTTTGAAAATATAGATGATGCAACAATGTTTGAATGTGCATTTGCAGAGTATTTTTAATACACTTGCAATGACTACAAAAATGTGTTACTATAAATTATGTTAGAAAGTAAAAATGGCAAGTAAACTTCCTTTGAATAAAGTACTAGGTGCAATGGATCGTAAAGACAAAAAGTTTTACGACAACCTTAGCGATGAAGAAAAAAAGGCTTTTAGTGCATTTTTGTTGAATCGTTATGCAAGTAGTGTCAGAGGTGAATCAGCATTACAAGAATGGTGGCTTATTGCTACAAACAAACGTGTTAACACACATTTCTTTGAATTGGCAAAACATCCAAAACTGCAATGGCTTTTACTGACAACTGCTAGTCCAGGCATGGGTACTGCATTTCATGAATGGATACCTGGCGGTAAAAAGAAAGTTAGTAAGAACAAAGTTGAAAAAGCAATAAAACGTTTATACCCTCATGCTAAACCTGATGAGGTTGAAATGCTTTCCGCAGTAAATACAAAAAAAGAAATTGTAAAGTATCTTGAAGATCTTGGCTATGATGATAAGCAAATTAAAGAACTACTATGAATACACTAATGGATATAGCCAGAGAGACTGTAGAGGGCTTCGAAGTGAGTGAAAAGCCTTTTGTCTGCAAGTATTGTAATCGTGGTTTCAGTAAAGAAAAAACTTTAGCAAGTCATGTGTGCGAGCAAAAACGCAGGTGGCAACAAGAAAAAGACAAACATGTACAAGTTGGTATGCAAGCCTATGTAAGATTCTTTGAAAAGACACAAGGATCAACACGAGCAAGTAATAAGACATACGGAGACTTTGCAAATAGTCCATATTATAATGCTTTCGTAAAATTTGGAAAGCATGTTATGGATATTCGTGCTATCAATACGTCTAAGTTTATTGACTGGGTAATTGATAATAATATTAAACTTGATCAATGGACATATGATGTGCATTATCAAAAGTATATTGATGAACACTTACGAGTTGAAAGTTGGCAAGATGCAGTATCTCGCAGTTTGAAAACTATGGAAGTTTGGGCAGATGAACATGAAGTGCAACTTAATACTTACTTCTTTGCTGGTAAGTTAACAAAAGTTTGCCATGACATTGTACATGGTCGTGTTAGTAGTTGGGTACTTTTTAATTGCGAATCTGGAGTAAACTTTTTAAGCAAGGTAAATGAAGAACAACTTGCCTTAATATACCCATATATTGATCCAGACTTTTGGCAAAAGAATTTTATAAAATATCACAACGAAACTGAAATAGTAAAAAGTGCTTTAAAGGAAGCAGGCTTATGAGTAATTTACCTGATGTTGATTTAGACTTTGCAAGTCGAGATAATCTGCTTAAAATATTACCTGGTACTCCGGCTATGATGAATGAGCATGGTGTTATTAAAAAGCACAATACTGGTGTTTATTATATTGATATACCAACAGATCCAGTATCAGGAACGGCAACAATTGATTATAAAACTGCTGAAGATCGCGGATATTTTAAACTTGATTTGTTAAATGTAGCAGTATATCAAAAAGTAAAAAGTCCACAACACTTAGATGAGCTATCAAATAAAGAACCGTTGTGGGAACTTTTATGGAGAAGTAAAGAATTTTGTGAAAAAGTAATTCATATAGGTAATTACTATGATTTAATTTGTAGCATGAAGCCTGACAGTATTCCAAGAATGGCAATGATGTTGAGTATTATTCGCCCAGCAAAAGCACACTTACAAAATAAGCCATGGAAAGAAATAGCACAAACAGTATGGAATAAGCCAAAAGATGGTGGATATTACTTTAAAAAAGCTCATGCAGTGGCATATGCACATCTAGTGGCAGTACACATTAATTTACTTTGTGAGGAATACTATGAATGACATACTTAGTTACTGACAATTGTATTAAATGTAAGTATACAGATTGTGTTAGTGTCTGTCCAGTTGACTGTTTTTATGAAGGAGAAAACTTTTTAGCAATCAATCCAGATGAATGTATTGATTGTGGAGTATGTGAACCTGAATGTCCTGCTGGTGCTATTGTACCAGATACTGCTCTAGCAGGAACTGAATTAGATTATTGGATGAAAATTAATACTGATATGTCAGAAAAATGGCCAGTAATTACAAATCAAAGAGATCCATTACCAGATGCTGATGCAAATAATAGAGAAATGAATTCTGATGTACCAGATAAAAGAGAATTTTTAAGTGAAAAGGCGGGTGCTGGAGATTAATTTACTTTTTTAACTAGTTGTATACTGCGTCTTTTTGTACGTTTTTTATTTAAATCACTCAAACTAACGTTTGGTCCTGCAACAATATTACAATCTTTGCTGACAAATGTAGTTAAATATGGACGAAAAGGTGCCCATTCTTCTTTTAGAAAGATATTAATTGGAATCATTCTATTAGATTCCCACCACCAAGCATCACCTAATTCAAGAAATAATTTTTTAAGGTCTGGATCAGTAATCTTTTCATAATTGTAAAAACTAGTACAATGAGCATCTCGGTTTTGAACGATACCTATATACTCGCTATCTCCATATCTTACATGGCTCATGAACGGAAATTTAAGTATTAGTTTTTGTAACAGATCGTCCATGTTGCCCTTTTTAAATAAATACTTACATATAATGTGGATCATAAAACATAATGCAAAAACTAAACGGTTATTTAAAAACTCAGTATCTGAGCGTAATCTATTCGCCCAATACTGCAACACCAAATAGGAGTGGAACTGTGTATGCTCGTCCTTTAAAACTTTATCGTGGTATTGATAATACCATACAATTAAGACTACTAGATGTTGATCAAAAGGCGGTTAATATAGCCGGTAAAACTTTTGTCTTTAATATTATAGACCCTTCTACTAAAGTAGTTATCAAAGATGTAACCGGTACCCTAGCAGATCCGACTCAAGCCACACAAAAAGGCTTTGTAAACTTTGCATTTACAGAATCTACACTTAAAGATGCAAATGGCGGAAGATATATTTACAGTGTACACGAAGAAACATCAAGTGGAGCTCGCACTGTGGTATACAGTGGGCCTACTTTTGATGCAGATGGAGATTTAACAGTATCAGATACTCCGTATGCAACTTTTTCACCAAGTAAAATATTAAACTTTGATACAATGACAGCATCAACTACACTTGATATCAGTGATTATGCACTATCTTATCCACATATGAATCAAAATAATGCATTACACACTGCACAATATTACTTAAATGGGTATACAGGAACTATTACTGTGCAAGTAACACTAGAAACTACGCCACCTACAGATGATAATGACTGGATTGATGTTTCTAGTAAGACATACACCACTGCAACAGGTTCTCAATATGAGACATTTAGTGGAGTATTTACGGCAGTAAGATTTAAATCAGATAAAACTGCGGGTACTATTGAAAAAGTCTTGTATCGTCCATAATTTTATGTTACAATATAGGTATGATTAACACTATACAAGAAGCACTTGTTAGCATACTGCCTAGTAAAAAGAAAACAAGTCCAAGTGGTTGGATAAGTTTTAGTGGGCCGTGTTGCGAACACAACGGAGAACGTCCTGATAAACGTGGGCGTGGTGGTGTGATTACAAATGCAGACGGAAGTGTTAGTTATCATTGTTTTAACTGTGGCTTCAAAGCAAACTATAAAGCCGGACGTCCATTTAACTACAAAATGCGAAAGTTATTTCAGTGGTTAGGTGCTGAAGATCACACAATCAAAGGACTTACAATTGAAGCACTTCGTATCAAAGAGTTGGTAGATGATGCATTTGATGAAACTGATGTAAAAGAAGAAGTTACTTTTAAAACAAGAAAGTTACCTGAAGATAGTGCAACTTTGATGCAGTGGATAAACAACCCACAAGGCAAAGATGAAGAAATTGCAAAAGTAGTTGAGTATGCAATTTCTAGAGGACTTGAAGATAAATTAGATAAACTTATGTGGAGTCCTGCTCGTGCGGCAAATATGAATAGAAGATTAATTGTGCCGTTTAATTGGAAAAACAAAACAATTGGTTTTACAGGTAGAGCAGTTGATGATGATTTAAGTCCAAAGTATTTTAACGCAATGGAACCAGGGTATGTTTTTAACACAGAGAATCAAAGAAAAGATAATCGCTTTGTAATAGTAGTTGAAGGTCCATTTGACGCACTTAAGATTGATGGTGTTGGCATAAACAGTAATATGGTAAGTGAAACACAAGCAGATGTGATTGATAACTTATACAAAGATGTTATAGTTGTTCCAGACAGAGATGAAGCAGGGCAAAAATTAATTGACTCTGCACTTGAGTATGGATGGAATGTTAGTTTTCCAGATTGGCACAGTGAAGTTAAAGATGTAAGTGATGCAATTGATAGATATGGTAAACTATATACGTTATGGACTATTATACAAGGTAAACAAAATAGTAAGATTAAAATAGAATTAATGAGGAAGAAACTTGGCAACTGAATATAATACAGATTTACAAAGACTGTTTCTTGAAATGATGTTAAGTGATGCACAAAGTTTTATTCGTGTGCAAAATATTTTTAACAGTGAAAATTTTGATAAAAGTTTAAGAGAAGCGGCAAAGTTTATTGAGAAGCATACTGCTGAGCATAGTACTATGCCTACATATGAACAGGTTAATGTAGTAGCAAAAACTAAGTTAAAGCCAGTTACAGATGTTAACAGTGGGCACTATGACTGGTTTATGCAAGAGTTTGAGCAGTTTACACGCCGGCAAGAACTAGAACGTGCAATACTTAAAGCGGCAGATTTGTTAGAAAAAGGAACATATGATCCAGTAGAAAAATTAATCAAAGATGCAGTACAGATTAGTTTAACAAATGATCTTGGAATTGAATATTGGGAAGATCCAAGAGCTAGATTGATGGGACTAAAAGATGGCAATGGACAAATAAGTACAGGCTGGCCAGCATTGGATAGAAAACTGTTTGGTGGATTCAACAAAGGCGAGTTGAATATATTTGCAGGTGGTAGTGGTAGTGGTAAAAGTTTGTTTATGCAAAATATGGCAGTGAACTGGGCACTAGCAGGACTTAATGGAGTGTATCTAACACTAGAACTTAGTGAAGGTTTGTGTGCTATGCGTATTGATAGTATGGTTACAGATATTCCAAGTAAAGATATATTTAAAGATATGGACTCTGTAGAACTTAAACTTGGTATGACTAGTAAAAAGTCTGGTAGTCTAAGAATTAAGTATATGCCGGCACAAAGTAACATCAATGATATAAGAGCATATTTGAAAGAACTACAAATACAAACTAATGTAAAACTAGATTATATTTGTGTTGATTACTTAGACTTGCTTATGCCAGTAAGTGCAAAAGTAAGTCCAAATGACCAGTTTATTAAAGACAAGTATGTTAGTGAAGAATTGCGTAACTTGGCCAAAGAGTTTGATATAGTAATGGTAACTGCTTCGCAGTTGAATAGAGCGGCAGTTGAAGAGATTGAATTTGACCATTCGCATATTGCAGGTGGTATTAGTAAAATTAATACTGCTGATAATGTTATTGGTATTTTTAC